CTTCGCATATTCCGAGAAAGAGAACAGATTCCTTTCGCAGTTCGTGAATCCGGACCGGGAGTTCCGCGTTCATGATGTCGAGAAGAATGTCACATGCTCCGGGGGCCGGGATTATATCCAGGTGGATCCCGATGGCTACGCATACCGATGCATGACGATGAACCTCCGGAAAGAATCTCCGATCGGGAACGTCCTCGACAAGACCTTCAGATTGAACGAGACGGACGAACCCTGTGGCATCGGGGATCTATGTGGTGGATGCGATCGCGATAAATGCACGATCGTCCCGTTGAAAGAGGCGATCCATGCTTGACGGAAAAAGTATTTTCTTTTGCCAGAGATGCAGACGAACAAAACGGGCGCGTGGTGGCGCGTTCGTGGTTTGCCGGTGCGGTGAACCGATGACTGAAAAAATGATGTTCATAACCAAGGGACAGGAGATACCAAATGATCCAGAAGAAAATGAAGATATGCTGGCCGACCAAGGTTAATCCGCTAGTCGGAAACGCTTACGGCTACGGATTTCACAATTCCATGATGCGCCGGCATATTCAGAAATACGTCGAGATCGATGATGAGAACAAAGCCGATATCTTCGTCCAGATCACTCCCGCCGATCACTTCATCCCGATCCCAGGCAAGTTCAATGTCCTTTTCTCGATGTTCGAATTCAATGATCTGCCACAGACCTATATCGACAATCTTGACAAAGCGGATCTGATCCTGGTCCCGTGTTCGTTCTGCAAAAAACTGTTCGAGAAATACACGAATAAGCCAGTCGAGGTTTGCTGGGAGGGCGTCGATCCAGAGATTTATCGCTACCACGAGCGAAAGCCAACTGTCCCCTTTCGTTTTCTTTGGGTCGGCGCTCCTAACCCGCGCAAGGGATATCAACTGATCCTTGAGGCGGTCAAAGTGTGTGAGCAATTAAAAAACATCGAGATCTATATCAAGACCACGGTCCCGAAGATGAACTGGATCCAGACGCTCGTAAACGTTTGGAAAAAACGGAAAGAGATATTCGCAAACGAATTCAGAAGGCAATCGTTCTGGCGCATGCTCGCGAGGATCCCCACGCCGCAACTGGCGGACAAAGTGACCAGGTACGGGAAGCACAAGAACATCGTGTTTGATACCCGGAAACTTCCGATCGAGGATCTCTTGGAACTTTATAACTCGGCGCATTGTTTTATCCTCCCAAGTTTCGGGGAAGGATGGGGCCTCACTCTTTCAGAAGCAATGGCGACCGGAGCGCCATGCGTCGCGACGTCGCACACCGGGACCTCGGATTTCTTTGACGATTCGGTCGGGTATGTAATCGAGCACCAGATCAGGACGCAGGAACTCGCGAACTACAAACTCACAACAACAGGATTCGCACCGGACGCGCAGTCCATGCTCGATCGCATGTTTGAAGTCATGCGCGATTACAAAAAGGCGCTCAAGAAAGGGCGGGCCGCGAGCCACAGGATCCTTCAAGATTTTACCTGGGACAGATCAGCGCAACGGATGCACGAAATTCTAAGGAGATATGAGCCATGTCAATCATTACAAAAGCAGACGTAAAACTTTTCCTTGATTTAAAAACATCGAACGACGACGCGATCCTGGACAAACTTATCGCGTGTGCGGAAGCGGACGCGGCGTCCAAGATCGACTGCAGTATTAGCACAGTTTCGACCTACACCGAGTTCTTTGACGGGGATAGGGTCGGGAACAGGCTTCTGCTGAAATACAGCCCCGTGACGGCTATTGTGGCGATTTGGGACGACATAACGAGGGCTTTTACAGACGATACGCAGATCCCGGCCACGAATTACGCGATCGCGCAGGGTGGAGTGGTGAAACTGGACCCATGGATCGTGTTCATGCGCGGGATCCAGAACGTGAAGGTTCAGTATCAGGCCGGCTATTCCGCGATCCCGGAGGACTATAAAAAAGCGCTCATTTTCATTGTCATGGCAGATTACATGGGTGTGAAGACTCGCATCAATGCGGTCGCGGACGATGAGATCGGCGGGAAGATCAAGGGACTCCGAGCGCAAGCCAAAGACATCCTCGACGGATTCAGGAATTACGGAAATGGCAATTGAGTTTGTAATCGACGCGAAGGACCGGGCTCGAATCCAGAAGATGCTGTCCGCAGAAACGGCGCAGAAGATCGGGAGCGTGATGTTCCGGGCGTTTCAACAGGCCGGGGCGCAAGTTGCGAACAGAGTAATCGACAACGTTTCATGGATAATCCTAAAAAGACCAACAGGACGCCTTGCAGGATCAATTGGATCTCACGTTGAGGTTATTGGGGACCAATTTGTCGCGACGATCGGTTCGGGAGAAGGTCCTCAAGGAGGTCGCGTCCCTTATGCAGGGATACACGAATACGGAGGAACGATACGCCCCAAGAATGGTCAATACCTAACGATTCCAACAGACAATGCGAGAACGCTTGGCGGTGACACAAAAGGTGGATTCACGGCTAGAAATCTTTTTAACGGAGGCGTCGCGGGATTCTCCGGAGCCGTGATTATCGGGAAAACAATCTACGGAATCATGCAGGGCCAGAAGAATAAATTGATGCCGCTGTTCACTTTGGTTAAAAGTGTAGACATACCGGCGCGAAGATATCTTTCAAAGTCCTTGGAACAGGAGCAAGACAAAATTCCGAATATGATTATAACGTCGGTCGCAAAGCAACTCGAGGAAGCGGCGAATGGCAATTGAAAACACAGTCCTATCAGCGTTTCGTGATCTTCTTAAAAACGATGCGACGCTTTGCGCTTACGTGAAAAACGTTTTCTTCGGAGTCCGGGACGGAATCCCTGAATTCCCTTGCCTTATCGTTGAGCCTTCAGAACTTCAGGAAGCCGATGATATCTACGGACGGCAGGAGCTCCGGTTAAAACTTCTTGTGATCGGATTCATTCAGTGCATGGATCCCGAGATGCAGATCGTCGGGGATTCGGTAACACCGGGTGTCGTTGATTTTCTTCTGGACGTGAAGAAAGCGATCAGCGCGGACCGGACACTTGGCGGGGTAGTGATCCAGACTTATATTCAAAATGCGCGTTTCGAGTACGTGGAATATCCGCTTCGCAGTTTTAATCTTTCGATAGAAATTTTGTACCGACAAGGGACGCTCACAAGAACCTAAAAAACACAAAAGGGAGATCGCAAATATGTTCCTCACAAATAGCAAAATTCTGTTACTGAAAAGAGAAGCCACTTACGGGACCGATCCCGTTCCGACAATTGCGTCGAACGCGCTCGATGCCAGCCAGATCACGTTTGATTACCAGGGGGATCTGCTCACCCGCGATATTTTGCGAGGAACGCTGTCACAACCTCAACCCATCATGGGACAGAAATGGGCGGAGATCACGTTCACGATCGAACTGAAAGGCGGCGGAACAAAAGGAGCGGCGGCACGCATTGGCGACGCTCTTGTCGCTTGCGGTCTTGCGGAAACAGTGTCGGCGGGATCCAGCGTGACCTATGCGCCGGCGGACACCGGCTTTCTTTCCTGCACCTTGTATTTTTACGAGCAACAGGATTCCGGAAACTGCCGCCTTCACAAGATCACGGGAGCGCGTGGGGATGTTTCTCTCGATCTGAACTCGGGGAAGTTCGGAACCGCACAGTTCAAGTTTCAAGGCGCTTACAACGCACCGACCGAAGTGGAGGCTCCTGGTGCGCCGACGTATGAAACCACTCTACCGCCGATCATCGAATCCTCGACCTTGACGCTCAATTCGGTCAGCACCTTGATCGCGCAAGCGGTGAAGATCGCCATGAATAACGATGTGGTGAAACAGGATGATTTGAACAGTCCTTCAGGTCTTAAAGGATTCCTGATCACCGGGAGAAAACCGGACGGAACGATAAACCCGGAATCAGTGCTCGCGGCAACGTATGATTTTTATGGCGATTGGGCGGCGGCCACAGCTAGGGCGTTATCGATCGTTGTCGGATCAGCGTCCGGGAACAAGATCACGATCACCGCGCCGAAGCTCGTGATCGAGAAACTAGGGGCGGGTGATCGCACCGGGATCCGGACCGAGGAAGTGCAGTTTGCTCTGGCGGTTAATAGTGCTCACGACGAAATTTCAATTCGGTTCGAATAATATGGCGACCGAAAGGAGAGATCCAGATAAAATTTGAATAGGTAACAACAACAGGGACAGGAGGCGGGACATGTTAGGAATTGACGCGAAGGAAACGGTAGAGTTTACGAGTGCGAAGGACACCGGGGACAAGAAGACGGTATTCGTTCTCGGAGCATTCACGAACCGGGATAGATTGAGAGTGTTCGGCGGAGCAATGGACGAGAAGGGGAAATTCGATGTCTCGAAATTCTCGGACAAAATCTTCGATGTCCTAAAGGTGGGCGTGAAGTCGATCAAGCATAGGGGGAAAGATTATGACGGAATCCCTGAAGAACTTCTTGACGGCCCAAATGAGATAAAACTTGATATTCTCGTGGATGTTTTCGAGAAGATCATGGAATCGAACTTTCCTTCGGAAGCCGAAACAAAAAACTGATTCTGGCAGTTTGGAGTTACGCGAATGGCCTCGACTGCCGGGTCTGCAACAAGCAACTTCAGGACTTCCGCGGATGCGTGAAAGACGCGGTTAAGTCATACGAGATCGAAGGGACGATTTTAAAACGGTGTCCGCTTCGAGTGCTTGATGAAAGGTCGGTCGCAATGATCGAGGTTTATATGGCATACAAAAAAGGATTCCTTCCTAACTCCGGCGGATGGCTTGACCAGACCGTCCGCTTCTCTCGTTCCATATCCGTGATCGAGGACTATTCCGCAAAGATGCAGGAAGAAAAGGACAAGCAAAAATGAACGATACGACGGCCAATATCATTCTCCGGTTAAAAGACGAATTCACCCAAGGGCTTAAAACTGCGGGAAG